ATTCCCAACATGACTTGCTACATAGCTAGCATTAGCGTCAATTGAGTTAGAAAGGTTGGTTACAATATCATTAACGTTTAATTGTGAAGATCCCGTTGTGTGAGTTGTTGCGTAGGTAAACGTTGTGCTATCTATTTTAACAGAATACGTAGAACTATATGCAACAGTATTGATAGTCACAAACGCATAAGGTGTCTGTGCTGCTGATGCTGTCGTTCCAGCTGCTACTACCTTACTTCTATTAAGAACAAAGACATAATCATTGATCTGAAGTGTGTGAAGTTCATCAGCAGACTTATGGGTAGCATACGTAGTGGATTCCGCAGCAACCGTATTCACTGTTTGTTGAATACCAGTGTTAGCACTCCATATCTTCAATGCTCCAGCCTTACTAAACTGAATGATATATTTCTCTTGGTCATCACGAAAGATCGGAAACCAAGTACCATCAGCAACAGCATTGGCTAACTTACTAATGCCCCGTAGTCCAGGGCGTTTGGTAAGACCAGCAGCCGTGTCTGGATAGAAATTATCACACGAACGTAGCTGCCCATTCAATTTAGTGGTGTCGGGTTGTTGTGATACACCACCAAGTAAGTTACTAATCTTTTGTGAAATGGCTGCCATTATCGTGCAATAGTACGGAACGGAGTATAAGAAATGTAGAAGTTCTGACCAGTCTCTACACCAAAGATATTAACCTCAGATGTGTTAGTATCATAAGCAATACAGTTAGCCCTTAGCATCGGTTCATCTTGGGCATTAAACTGGAACATCTCCTTAGAACCAACAACACTACCAGCAAACACACGAGCTGCTCGTTGGGTGATGTAATCCTTAAAGACCTGAGGAAGATCCTCAAAGGGGAATAACCATACCACATCACACACCACTGGACTTACAAGCCATGAGGTAAAGCTATGGCTGATCTTATCGTAAAGCTTACCGCCTCTAATCACAGTTTGATACTGTTGGACGTTCTCGTATTTGTTGTCTGACAATTGGAGAACATTATCAGGAATGATAATCTCATCATCTGAGTTAGGAGTAAAGGGGTATTTAACTTCGGTATTGAAGTGCCACCCTTCCCCTTGAACCTCACGGTTTACTGAGTCAAGAATACTAAGAGCAGTAGAAATTTCTGGGTTAGAGATGTCGAGCGACACCACTGGTGCCTGCCCGATGGCCGTCAACATCTTGTTAATGGCTTGAAGTTGGGTCGTCATAATTCGGACAGGAGTATTAAAAGAAAAGGAGGCAACCTTTAATAAGCTACCTCCTAATTAAAGCCTAATTTAAGTCAAATTAGGAGATCCGTCATCAGGTGTTACGGAACGCACCGGCAACGCCGACGCGCACAGCACCGCAACCATAAGCCAGACGGCCCACGATCACGTCGCCTTGGTAGATCACCTTGGTATCGGCGCCCGTGGTTTGCACGGAGGGGCCAATAGCCTCAACGACACCAGCAGCATCGCGGTGGAAGATCAAACCACAGCTGTTGGTGAAGTCAGTAGCAATACCATAGGTGTTGTTCTCACCAGTCACAGCAGCAGCATCAATAGCAGTGCCAGAAGCCGAACCATACTTCCCAAGGAAGGGGATGTTGTTAGACTTCTTGATGGAGATACCAGCGATCTCATAGAGACCATCACCAGAGTTCATGCTACCACCGGCAGCACCGTACTCACGGTTAAGGATATTGGTATCAACCTGAGAGATCAGGGCGTAGTACTGACGGGGGCTCAGAACAGCCACGCGGCCATCCTTAGGAGCAGCCACTTCATCAAGACGGGCAGCAGCTTCAAAGAAGCCATCAACCAGTGCTTGAGCGTCATATTCCTTGGAAGCACCAAGGTTGATTTGGAAGCCACCAGGCTCGCCGGTCACAGCAGCAGTAGCAGCAGAGGCTTTGTCCAGAACGCGGAAGATACGGCGATCATAGAACTCAGCCAGGCTTTGACCAATCTGACGGGCGATAGGGCCACGGATGTCATACTGGCTCATGATCTCGTCGAGGTTATCAACGAAAGCAGAGGCGACCAGCAGGTCATCCAACGCGATGGTGGTTTCAGCGGCTGCCGGGTTGCCCGAACCGAGGATGGGCACACCAGGAGTGCGGTAACCAGCCGAGATACGGCCAGTGTGAATGAATTGAGCTTGCTTACCACCACGCAGGGTCCGGTTCATCACCAGATCTTTTGCAATAGTAGAGTTACGGAAGGCTTCATAAACCTCACCCGTAAAGAGCTTCAGGAACAGGTTTGTCCGCTGAGCATAAGTAGGAGATTGGCCACCCGCTTTGTTAGCGGCGCCAAGATAAGATACGGTAGCAGTCATTGGAATAATGAATAAAAAGGATTTATAACGATTACAAGTACTTGTATTTGAAGATAAGGCAATAGATGTGTTGTATTGGGTGTCCACCGCAGCGGGCCAATACTCCAACCGGTTGGTTTTTTTAACGAGGTATCCTTCCTCAATAAGAAAGGGGGTCCTACTCTGAGGTGCCCCCAATCCGCTTTAATTAAGGCGAGTCACTGAGACTCTACCAACTCCAGAGCTGGTCAGACCGATCTTGTCAGCCGCACCTTTACTTAGATCTAATCCTCTGCCATGAGCATAAGGACCACGATCATTAACTCGAACAACGGCACACCTATCGAAGCACACCCGAAGGCGTGTTCCAAATGGTAGTGTCTTGTGCGCTGCTGTAAGGCCGTTTTGATTATATCGTTCACCATTGGCAGTTAGGTTCCCGTGGAAACCAGGACCATACCAAGAGCTTAGAACAGACAGTGTAGTTAGAAGAGGAAGCATGATGATTGTGCAAAGGACTTTTATATTGCTTACGGCGCATCCATTTAACTTAAAGCAAGTCGCCAGAACTAGCGAGCTTTTGCTCAACATCAAAGCGATAAGCAGGATCAGTACGATACCTTCTATCACTGATAGCAGTTGCTAGTTCAGCATTAGAACGGAATCCTTTGACACTACTCTTTGGTGCTTTACCTGACACTTGTTGGCCTTCAAATCCAACGGAATCCCGATAACGTTGATTGAGGGCTTGAACAGCAAAGAAGATAGCATCTTTGTTGCCACTGTTGACTACGTTATCATACGCAGCAACTTCCTCTGGTTTGAGGTTATCTGCTGCCCATGCAAGAGTATCATTATAAGCCTCCTGTCCACCGACAGAAGCTACAATACCCTTAGCAGCATCATCAGATAGTGGTTGGGATTGAGCAACAGGATTATCCTTTTGCAATTGGAGGTAAGCTTCAATGAGTTCCTCGGAAGGCATCTCCTTTAGCTTTTCAATTGTCTCCGGCTTAAGTTGGTTATCATTAGAGTAATACTCTTCTGATGCCTCCTTTAGGAAGCTTACCCGTTGCTTAATGGGTGATACTTCTTCTTCAACTGGTTCCGATTCATCACTCTCGTTTTCATCTGTCGAAGAGGACTCATCGGTTTCTTTCTGACCTAGTTTCTTTTGAAGTTCTAGGTATGCCTTTTCAAGGTCTTCTGCTGATTTGAATTTACCAGCATACTGACTATGTTCTTGTGCTTCAAGTTCACTGCGGCGATACTTATCTTCGGCCTCAGCTTCTTGTTTTTCAATTAGCTGGCTACCTTGTTCCATGAGACGTAGCTCTTCGGTTTGTCGAGCAGACGTAACATCTGGATCAGTAGCATCAAAAACAATTTCAGACATTTGGTTTAGTGAATGGTAATGGAAACACGGCCAACACCAGGAGAGGTGACTTTAGCATCACCATACTTAAATTGTTCCTTTGGTGTGATCTTTACTGGAGCCGGGTCAGTCTCATTGGGGAGGCTGTCCTGGGGCTGGTTGACCGGTTGCTTGCGAGGCTGAATTGACGACATTTTGTAGGGCTTCGATAGAATCAGGGTTTTTGGTTGGGTCCATCATTGGGGCTTTGGATAGCTGTCCTGCCTGCCCAACAAGACTAGTAGTCATGTTAAGCTGTGCGGCCTTCTGCTGCTCCTGTTGCCGCATCTCTGCGGTCTTAACCAGCTTAAGGGTATCAATACCTTGAGCAGCAGCAAGACGCTTAACGGCTTCCTCTGGGTCGATGTATTGAGCCATAGCCTCGGGACCAAGGGCTTGTGAGATTGTTTGAAGGAACATCATGAGTGATTCACGATCTTGCCCCCGTCCAATGCCCTCAAGGCCAGCGATGATGGTTGGGTAAACAATACCCTTTGGTAGTTGTGGTAGTTCCTTGGAACGTTGAAGGGTGAAGAGTTTCCGTTGGAGGTACGGGCGAACCAGTTCCACCGTAAGGTTACCATAGATTCCACCAAGCTGCTCGTTGAGTTCCTGCTGGGTAGCACGGATCTCTTCAGCAGTGGTACGTTCCGATTGCCTTACGGAAAGGATCAGGAACGCTTCTGACAACCGCTGCGTCAGGGACTGGATCATCTGATAGGCACTACTGAAGTCAGCTTGCTTGCTCACTTGAACAGCAGTGACATCCTCAGCCCTACCTTGAATGATTGCTCCATTGCCAGCCTTAGCCAGCGTAGAAGGCTTCACAGTGGCAGCAGGGCTCACTAGGAACACTACCTTGGCAGCAGCAGCAGAACCCTCCACCATTGCTTGCATAAGCCCCTCAAGGGACCGCAAGTCACCTAGGTACTCTTCAATCCTACCCCGCCCATAGTCTTCCCCATCCACGACATTAAAGCGTAGGGGTAGCCAAGGCGTAGTATTCTTTGGAGCTTTACCAAGAGAGTCAGGAAGAATCTTCCCTTCTGCTTCTTGTCTCCATCGCCACTGTCCATCCTTGAGCTTAGCCCAAGTGTAAACAGCAACTTCATTTTCACCAACAGTAACATCAACACTAGGAGCACTAGTATTATCAGCTACATCATTTACATTCCTTGCTTGTTCTGTTTGGAATTCAGCAGGTAGGAATTGACGAT